CATTCGTGTTGAATCAGTTGATAAAGTAGTTGAACAGAAATATATGAATGAGTTCTTTTCATGGTGTGTAGATGGTGCAATTGAATATTATAAAAATAAGAAATTTAATCCAACAGGAGAAATGTTAGATGCTCAAAACGAATATATTCGAGAACAATCTAACATTACTAATTTCATTGATGATACATTTGATGCTTCAGAAGGTGAAATTTTTTTAAAATCTGAGATTAAATCATTATACGAATCATGGTGTAAAGAGAATAGTTTAAAACCATTAAAAGTAAGTGTTCTTTTTACTAAATTTGATGAAGTATATAATAAATCATTTAAATACACAAAAGGCGAGTATAAAAACAAATGGGTCTATAAAGGACTAAAAATTAAAACTGACGAAATTGTTTCTGACTTAGATTTATAAAAAAACTATAAAGATATAATTCCATTATTTAATAATAATGGCATCATATTTACCCCCATCAGAACAATTACCCATTTTTGATAATGAGGTTTTCGCAATAAATACATCAGACTCAGGTTTGACGGTAGCACAAGCAAATTTACGATATTTGAGAAAAACAGTTCCAGATACAGCAACAGCAATAGAAACATTTAATGCCGGAATACTGACTGATACAATAAACGCAATAACAGGAACTATAAACTCTACTTCTAATATAAATTTTAATAACAATTCTTCAAATATTTATTCTGATAATATATTATTAAACGGTATAGTTCAAACAGATATAATTTCACCATTAATATTGTTAAATAATGCAGCACCTTTTGTAAATCAAATTGCATTAGGTGATTCAACAAATACATTTTCAATTACATCAGCATCTGTTATAAATAATGAAACAACAAGTAATTCACATACAATTACATCACCATTATTTACTATAAATAATGCAACAGCACCAAATAACGATATAAATATAGGTAATGTTACTACTACAAATACTTTAGATATACTTGCTAAAGCATTGTATTTGCAAGGAGAAAATTCTGTAAGTATTTATAGTGGTGTAACACCATCAGCGACTGTGTCTATTAGTGGTGTAGGAATGTCAATTGGTGATGGAGATACAAATACATTAAGTTTAACTTCTATAACATATTCTAACAATTCAGAAACAACAACAATTGAATCAACAATAAGTCATACAACTGAATCAGCAATAATAAATTTAAATACTACTAATCTTTTAGGAGGAAATAATGTAGTGAATATTGGACATACAACAGCAACTGCCACAACAGATGTAAAAGCAACAGCATTAAATTTGAACTCATCAAAAACATCAACCAATACAGTAGCAATAGGAAATGCAACCGGAACAACAACGATAACAGTAAATAAACCAATAACTATAGGTTATACAATATTACCTACTGCAAATACACAAATAGGATTCGTTTATAATGTTCCAGCACCTAGCGTGCAGAATTGGCCATTAGGAATAGTAGGATCACAAACTGCATTATGCAGTTATTCATTACCAATAACCTTACCTAAAGGAACATGGATGACAGCATTAACAGCAGGTGTTCGGACAAATGCCACAAGTGGAACTATAACAGAATGTTTTGTAGCAATAGTTTATACAGTTTCAACTAATGTTCCTGCAAGACAAACAAATATTATGTCATATTCTCCGACTATCAATTCAACAACCAATTATATGAATTGTTCAGGAATTATAGATTCTTCAGGAACAGGTGCAACTGTTTTTGACCACTCATTAACATATAGTGGTCTCAATGCGTCATTTTCAACTATTCCAACATCATTATGGTCTTGGAAATTTATTCGTGTAGGATAAAAAAGTTTAAAGAATAAATAACTTTATATTTATAATGGCATCATATTTACCCCCATCAGAACAATTACCCATTTTTGATAATGAGGTTTTTTTTACACAAAATGACCCTAATGCACCTTTAACAATTGCAATAGCGAACTTATTATATTTAAGAAAAACATTCGCCGATACGGCAACGGCGTTAGAATCATTTGCCGCAGGCATAGCAACAAATAATATAAGTTCTCTCGCAACAGATTTATATTTATATGCAGATAATACACTAAATTTAACTAGTCCAATAATAAACATAGTTTCTCAAAATTCAAGCACGGCAGTTGTAAATATTAAAACCGGAACTACTACATCAGGAGATGTAAATATTATGACAGGAAATGGACGCACTGGTGTTCTTCATTTAGGCGATGGAAACAATTTACTTGCAGGAAATGGAACACATATAAACAATGGAACAACTAATGCTTCTAATACCAATATATCAAATGGTGCTACAACATCAGGAGATGTAAATATTTTAAACGGCACTAGTTCAACAGGAAGTGCTAATATTTTAAACGGTGCAAGTCAAACAGGAAATGTTAATATTTTAAGCGGTGGTAGTTCAACAGGAACTATTAACTTAGCAGGAACTGCAGGAACAGCAATAATTAATGTTAATAGACCATTAACATGCGTTTATAACCCATCAACAATAACAGGAACAAATCAATTAGGATATAAAATTGCAGGTGCAACAACAGGAGTAACTACTTTGACACCTGCTAATGCTGCATTAAGTCTTTGGTCTGTCACATTAACATCAGGAATATGGTTAATTACTGGTGTTCTTCGGTTTCTCACTCCAGGATTAGGTGCAGCACAATATATTACGGCATCTATTAGTAACGTAAATAATAATGGAGATATTGTAGCAATGGTTTCAATTTCAAATACATCAAATACAAATCAAGTGATGCAAGTTACACGAATTGTAAATACAAATGTATCAGGTGTTGGTCCATGGTATTTAGTAGGTCAATGTAGTGCAATAACTAATGTTGATTCAATTGTATTAAATGTTTATAGAATCGCATAAACAGTTTAAACATAAAATTATATATATTAAATAATGCCAAGAGTTAAAAAAACCCCAATTGACAACAAAGGACAAATTATAAATTTTTATGAACATGTTCCTAAAAAATATCTAGATGATGTTGAGAACCCTAATTACAACTTACATAATTTTGATTTACCTTTTCGCATGTGTATTGTTGCACCTTCAGGTTCAGGTAAGACTAATTTTTTATTAAATTTAATAAGAATATTTAGTCAAGGAAAGGGAACATTTGCCGATATTTCAATCGTTACAAGAAACAAAGATGAGGCTCTATATAATTATTTGAGCGGTGAGTTTGAACAGATACAAGTTAAAGAAGGAATGCATAATACACCAAAACTAGATGATATGGATAAAAAATATAATCATTTAGTTTGTTGGGATGATTTAGTATTAAGTAAAAATTTACAACCTGTTGAAGAATATTATATGCGAGCACGGAAAAAGAATTGTTCGGTTGTATTTTTGAGTCAGTCATATTATGATATTCCTAAATTTATTAGAAAAAATAGCACATATCTTGTTTTGTTAGATTTAGGAGGAAGCAAAAGAGAGAAAACCGCTATTATGAATGAGTGGTCATCGGATTTAGATAAAGATGAAATGAACGCCGTTTTTACTGATGCAACATCTGTTAAATTGAGACCATTGATAATTACAGGTGGAAAAGTTGATAGAAATAAAAAATATAGAAAAGGTTTTTTAGATTACTATAATTTAGATGAATTCCTTAAAAACATACCACGAACAACAAAAGACGGTCGAAAGAAAATAGTAAAGAAAATAAAAAAGGAATCAGATTCAAGTAGTTCTGATTCTGAATAAATATATATAAACTAAATGATTTAAAGACGAATTATTATAATACAATAATGACGAATTATAATAATACAATAATATATAAAATTGTTTGTAATAATCCCGATATTGATAATACTTATATTGGTCATACTACTAATTTTAGACTAAGGAAATATCATCATAAAATGTCATGTAATGGTAAAGGTAATAATAGGAATTGTGGAATTTATAAATTTATAAATGATAATGAAGGATGGAATAATTTTACAATGATTGAAATTGAAAAATTTCCTTGTAATAATAAAGATGAAGCATGTGAAAGAGAACGTTATCATTATGATTTATATCCTAATAAACTAAATGATATTTCACCATATAAAAGATTAAAGAATAATTCAGACAGATTAAAAGAATGGAGACAACAATCAAAATATAAGTGTAATTGTGGAAAGGAAATTTCAGTTTGTAACAAATCACGCCATTTGAAAGTATGTAAATCTCAATAATTATTATTAATATTTAAACAAATATTAATATTAATCTATATATTATGACCGAACAAATTAAGGAACTTATTATTAAAAATAAACCTAATATTTCTAAATCAAGTGTTTCAACATACCTAAGTATTCTTAAAAACTTATATATTAATATTTTTAAGGATGATAAATTTGATTTAGATAATTTTGATAAAACTGATAAAATATTACATAGTTTAAAAGATCTAGAACCAAATAAACGAAAAACAATTTTAGCATCATTAGTTGTTATTACTGATAATAAAAAATATAGAGATCAAATGTTAAAAGATATTGAAGAATATAAATCAAATGAATCAAAACAAATTAAATCAGAAAAACAAACTGATTCATGGTTAGACACTTCAGAGATTGATATAATTTATAATGATATGGAAAAGGCAGTAAAGCATCTATACAAAAAGAAAGATCTATCAATGACAGATTTACAAGAGATCCAAAATTTTATTATTCTTTGTGTCCTATCAGGAAAGTTTATTCCTCCTAGACGTTCTAAAGATTACGTAGATTTTAAAATAAAGGATATTGACCACGAAAAAGATAATTACATTGAAAAGAAAACTATGATTTTTAATTCGTATAAAACTGCGAAGACTTACCAACGACAAGAATTATCAATTCCTCCTGAATTATTGAAAATTTTGAATAAGTGGATTAAGGTTAATCCAACAGAATATTTATTTTTTGATTCTAACGGAAAGAAATTATCAAATGTTAAATTAACACAAAGATTAAATAAAATATTTGGAAAAAAGGCATCAGTCAATCAACTGAGACACACATACTTGAGTAATAAATATCAAGATACAATTAAACAAAATAAAGAAATGGAAGATGATATGAAGGCAATGGGATCAAGTAGATCGCAGGAAAAAATATATATAAAAGAGAATTAACTATCTAAATATAATATGCTAAAAAAACTATTATATTTATATAATGACGGACATAACCCATTTCCACGTATGGGTAAGGGTGGATTAGGATATAAACCACAACAATATAGAAGAGGTATTCACGGAGAGGCAATAACATTTAGAAATGTAAATGGTGTAATGGAAGTTTTTGATGATCCTGAATTGGATTATACTGGTGATCCTGATTATGATGCAGATATGGATGCACGTTCTGAAAATATTAATCGATTGTTAGAACTACATTATAATGATCCAACAATTGTTGATGATCCAGAATTTCAAAGAGCATTAAGAGAAGCAGATTTACCAGGAATTGATAGAGTTATTAAAAAAATTAATAAAGAAGAAGAATATGATTTAGAAGATTATGAACCAGAAGATACAGAATTGAATAAATTTGTTGAAGAAGTAAAAGGTCAAAAAAAATATGAAAAATATAAAAATATAAATGTTGATGCACAACTAGCAAGAATTTTTAATCTTAATAGATCATTATCATTAACAGATGAAAATATTAAAAAAATAAAAGAATATTTAAGTGAAAATAAACACAAAAATATAGATTATTTAAATCAAAGTGATATTGAAAGAATAATGAAAGAATTAGGAATTGATTATGATGTTGATCAGGACAAATTAGAAGTCATTCAATTTAATAATAATATAATTAATCCAATGTTAAAAGATAAAGTAAATTTTCCAAACAGAGGAATTGCTTTCGAATATGTTATGCTTAAAAATGAACAAACAATATTAAAAAATGCAACAAATACCACACTAAAATTTAAAGATATATCAAAAAATAAAAGATTTTTAAATGATGATGGAACACCTATTATTGTTTCAGTTCCTAGAGGATTAGGAAAAGATGAATTAAGAAATCTTACTTTATATGATGCATATAATGATGATTGTGATTTAGAATTTAAATATTATCCTAATGACGATGTTTGTGAAGTTCAATATGGAAAATTAACAGGTAATCCATATTTTATTCCATATTTTATTGAAGTAGATGGTGATTTAAAATTATATAATATTTGGAATTCAAATATTGACGGATGGGTAAATTCAAAATATAATAAAGATGTTTATATTGTTGCCCAATTGGATGATGGAAAATATAAATTTAAAGTAAATCAAGAAAAATATGGAAATTATGAAGTTCCATTCATAACACAACAAAGAGATGGTGTAGATTTATTACGAATTGATGAATATCAATTAAAGAAAGATAAGTTTTTTGAAAAATCAACAAAAACTTCAGGTAGATTTAATTTAACAAAAAAACAAATGATAAAAATTTAATTTAAAAGATTAATATTATATATAATATAATGGTTAGAATTACAAACACACCTATAGAAGTTCTTGATAAACTTAGAATGAAACAAGAAGTAACATCAAGGTATGCACCTGAAAAAGAAGTTAAAAGTAAAAAATCAAAATTAAAAGATAAGATTCAAAAACAAATTAACAAAACTGAATCAGTAAAAATTCCAAAAATTAAAAAATCTAAAACAATTCCTCAAATGTTAGATGTTGTAGAGATGATTGTTAAAACACCTAAACTATCAAAAATTGAAAAAAAACAATACACTAAAGAAATTGATGATAATATAGCAGAGATTGAAAAATTACTCAAAGCACCTAAAAAAGAATTAAAGAAGTTAGTTAAAGCGGATGAATTACATCTTAAATATCATCCTTCAGAAATGGATAAAAAAGAATATAAACTAGATAAAAAAATTATGAAACAATCGGAAGGATATGTTCATAAAGTAAGTAATGCTTCACCAGCTGTGAAACAATATGTAGAAGAATATAAATCTATTGTATTGAATAGCAAAACACCTTCATCCATGTCTAGAAAATTAAATAAATTACAAGTAGATGTTTTTACTCGCCTTAAACCATCAGATGTTTCTGACGCTAATAAATTAATTAGTGATTTTAAGAAAACGTTACCACCACCACCAACTAAAGAAAAGAAAGTAAAAGCAAAAAAAGTTAAAGAAGAAAAACCCGTTGATAACTCATATAGAGGAGATAAGAAATATAAACCATATACTACATATGTTAAGAAACATAAACCTCATATGACTGATCCAGAAGATATTCATTTAATTGTATCTGAATTGATTGATAAAAAACCACCACGATTAAGTATAAAAATATTAAACAAAGCAATGGAAGATGCTGGTTATGATGAGAAAGATATTAACGGTTCAGGATTTAAAAACCATTATGATGACTCTGACACCTCAAGCGGTTCATCTAGCGACTATGAATAATTAAAACACTCTGTCTAGTTCTGATGTATCAGAATCTGATTTCGTCTCCTCTGAAGGTTTCTTCTTTGGACTAAATAATGTTAAAGGATTATATTTAACTTTTTCATTACTACTATTATTTAAATTTATTAATTTGTCATCGATATTTGCAACTAGAACCAAACTAGTTTCAAATAAACGATTATATTCACTTATTACAGTTGTCAGAAACTGTGTCCCATGAGCATCACGGTTTTCTCGTTCTAATTTTAATGTAGAACTTAATTTAATAGATAATGCCGTGAAACCTCTGTAAGCGTCTAATTCTATTTCTTGATTTTTGTTAATATTCATGAATAATTCTATGCTGCTAATGCATCCACAAATTAGACTCAATAAACAAGTTATAACAGAAACTACATCTTGTTTTATAAATTGTGATAAACCTACTGAGATTACTGAATTGATTGCACTTAATATTATTACTGGAATCTTATAATAAATTAATCGTGCTTTATATTGTAGATAATTATCTTTATGTTGTGATGATAACACATTAGAATTATATAATATGTTTTTTAATACAAGTTCTATATCATCAGACCAAGAACTCGCTGTTGAACTTACTTCATTATTTTCGTTATTCATATTAATAATAAAAGTAATACTTCTTTATAAATTATTTATCCAAGAATCCAAAAATATAGTAAAATTAGAAACTTAGTAATATAAAATATATTATTATATATAGAGTTATAAATAATAATATAAATTTGGATATTTGGATCTCATATTGACTAATACGGAACCTTTTATTACAATATAAAAGTTTATTATATATATTATTATAATGAAAACATTTTTAGATGAAGATGATACACAAGGAGAAGGTCTTAGAACATTTATGGGTAGAACAGGAGGTAAGAATTTATTAAAGAAAAGAATTGTGAATATTATATTTCCTAATGGTTATGAAGACATGATATATGTAGAACCATTTGTTGGTGCAGGTCATGTTTATTTTTATAAGAACCCT